GGGCGCGTCACCGGGCAGACGTTCGCGCAGCTAGCGAGCCAGGTGGAGGAGATGCTTGGCCACAGCAATAGTTACCGGGGTCCGATGGGTGACGTTGAGGAGATGCGTCAGCGCGAAAAAATGAAAGAGCAGTGGAGCCAAGCAAGGCCCATAGCTGATGTATCGCCAGCCGCCAAATATCTCCGCGCCAGGTTGGGTGGTGGTCCATTGCGCTATGACTTCCTACGAGAAGCTGCGTCAGTGTTCCATCCTACAGATCGGCAAAGTTATCCAGCTATGATCGCGAAGATTGCAGGACACCATGACCGGGCTGTTAACATCCACATCACATACTTGACTAGAGATGGTGCGAAGGCCTCTGTAAGCCCAGCCAAGCGTGTCATGGCGGGGAAGCTGCCAGATGGTTGCGCGATTCGTTTGCTGCCCGCTGCGGAGATCATGGGGGTCGCTGAAGGGATCGAGACCGCACTAGCTGCTAGCTTGTTGTTCGACATCCCTGTGTGGGCTTGTGTTAATGGATCGATGCTAGCCAAGTGGAAGCCGCCGGAGGAAGCCCACGAGATTGTCGTTTTCGGGGATAACGATTTCAATTTTACGGGACAAGCTAAAGCTTATGAATTGGCAAATCGATTAGAAGTCCAGTTCAAGCGCCGCGCCAAGGTGATGATCCCACCAAAGGCCGGGTCAGATTGGAACGACCACCACTTGGAAAATGAACCGGCAAAGAGGTGGTATTGACGAGTTTAAACGCTTTCTGGTATCAGGGGATATCTCTAGCGTTTAAACGGGTGTAGCATGGCTAAAAACCGATCCTACAGGCATCCAGATACGTTTAGGACGATCCTCCATGGAGATTGGTGCGTTTATTGCGGAATGATCGCTGACAGCCGCGACCACTTCCCGCCAGCAAGCTTGACCATGAGGGGTTTGTTGTTGCCATGCTGCTTTGAGTGCAACGCATTAGCTGGGACCGATCACCCGGTTGATTTTGCGCTCAGGTCCAAAATGGTAAAGAACAAGCTTATGCATCGATATCGCAAAGCTTTAAAGGTTCCTGTATGGGAATCTGAGGATTTGAGAGAGATGGGCAGAACGCTAAAAGGGGAAATAAAGGCATGGCAAGGAAAAAGAAGGATTACCCAATCAAGGCTTGCATGGAATGCGGAAAGTTATTTAGCCAGCATAGACAAGGACAACGCTTTTGCAGATCTAATTGCAGAATGCGGCACCACAATGAGTTGCGAGCCGAAGCCTATAGACAATTCTGTGCCAAACCAATCGTCTGCGATTGACCAAGATGAGTAGGCGACACCGGAGGAGTCAATCCCGGTGCCGCCCCATTGGCGCAACGCAGTACCAGCGCGCCTAATTATGCCCCCGTTTATGTCTTGGCGGGGTGAAGAAGGCTGCGAACATTATGAACGCGCCGAATAGAGTGAAGTAGAGGACCGCGCCAGCTAGTCTGAGCATGTTTCCCCCAGCACGGTGCTAGCATACTCTTCAAATGTTTCGTATTTTCTCATTGTCGGCCAAGACATGCCCCAATTAGACCTCAACAAGTCTTCAATGATCCCTTGTTGTTTGTCGATGCAATCAGCGGCCCGGTTTAGCTCAGACTTAAGAGGCTCATAAAAAGTCGCCTTGGCTGACTCGCGTAATTCTTGTGAAAGCTTGTGGCTCATTTCTCAGCCCTCGCTTTAGCGCCAAGCTTGCCAGCGCGTGACGCCAAGGCTGGATCCATGCTGAAGGACCGCTTGTTAGGGCGCACTGTTTTGCCGCCCTTTTTGCCAGACTTAGATGCTAGATCTCTGTTGACCGAATAAGCGCGTTTTTCCTTGGGGACAGACTTGCCCCCTTTGGCTGCGATCTCCCGGCGTTTTTCCGGTGTCATGCTAGCAAACCCACGCTTGCCAACACTGACCAATTTCCAATTTGATTCCTCAGTCATCGTTTGCTGCCTCCTCAATTCCGTTTAACAGGTAATTCCCATAAGCCATGTCCAAGAACCGATGCATGGCGCGGATGTGGGTCATGTTAAGCACAACCATGACCGTCTTTGGTTTCAATTCACTGTCAGAAACCACAAGCCCGGTTGCTTCCAACATTAATTGCCCTGGTGCATCGAAGTCATGGGATAGCGTAACGCTGTCACCATCATCGTCTGTGATTGTTATGCTGTAGTCGATCATGTTATGCCTCCACCATTATCCAACCATCTGCGGTTTCAACTTGTGTTCTACTCATCTCGATATCGGTCCCGCAAACCTTTACCAGACCATCGTGATCGCTCACGCTCATTGATGCGACCAAATCATGGGCTTCGTCCATGTTTTCGGCCTCAACAAAGTAAACGACCCTGATTTGCTGCTTTTCATAAACTGCATATCTTGGCATCTCAGCACCCCTTTGCTCTGCATATCACATCGATGGATTCATTGATCGCATTAGCTAAACTATCTGGATCTCCAGCGTTCGCCGCCAGTGCGATGGTTTCCAATGCCGCCAACATCTCTGGCGCTGCCAACAGGATGTTCAGATTGTTTTCTGTCCGGTGGGTCATCACCCGGCAGATCGAAACGTCCCGGTCAGTGTCTTGGGCTTTGATATAAACGCTGTTATTGACCCATTTTGTGGTCCATGGTCCCGGTGTATGCGGCAACCGTTGTGGTACGTAGTGTTTCATATTATCCCCCTCAATTTTTAGAATAGCGGCATATAGAATCTACATAGCAACAGCTTCGCATCACACTGTCGATCTGTTCTTGATCTTGACCGTCTGTAATGACTGCTAACGTTTCGCCTGCGACGTAGACATCATATATAGCGCGTGGGTCATATCGATTTGTGGTGGAATAGGACCATTCAGCGGTGTCCACCATCAGCGCATGATCCAATGATTTTGCCGCCTCCAGTGGTCCAGCCGGATGGTCTTCATCCATGCGCCACCAGCGGTCTGCGGTGTCGCCGAATATAAATCCGCTGTTTCGGTTGATGAGAATAAAGCGATCCATGACCAATCCCCCTTAATGATAAGCGGCAAGCAACCACTGGCGGGCGCTTTCCAGTGAGTAGCAGTGTTTGACTTCGCCATGAACAGACACGGCGCGCCAATGATGGCGATCCCGGTTCTTGACCTTGATTGGTCCAATGAAACCGGTGGGATGGCCAAAGTAGGTTAACTGATAGATTCCGTCCGCTTTAGTTAGCTGGATCGGATTGCTGTTTTGAGTTACCATGTCCAAGTCTCCGTTGTGGGATGACGAATCAAAGTCTATCATATTCTTGACCATACGCAACAACTAAATTCACTAACGGTCCAATGACCAATGGTCCAATGGTCCATGACCAATGACCAATCCAGAAAGGCGAATCCAATGGATGAAATGACCATCTTCTATATTGCCGTGTTCGTGTTCTTCATCTGTCCAGTGGTCCTAGTCCTATGCGCTGTGATCTCTGACCAAATGACCAGATCCAATCCACCCGCGCCAGTTGATGACCAATGGTCATGTCCAGTGGTCCGAACGGTGGTCCGGTCCAATGGTTCAGACCAATGACCAATGACCAGGGCATGACCAAGCGATCCCGCCAGAGGTCCGGCGAGTCGATGGTCCATAGTCCGATGGTCCGAAAGCTTATGGAAAAGGATTCTCCATAAGCCTAGTCGGTTATCGCTGAAGTCGTTTGCGTTTGATTAGTTCAAAACTATAAGCATCCATCTCAGCCAATAACTTGGCAATATATGGATCGCGCAAGTCTCGCTCTCGCATCACATGCAAAGTCTGCGAAACGTCCTGCATCGCATATGCGAGCGCAGGCGCCTGCATCTGCTTTGCGCGCTGCTCATAATATGCGAGCGACTGATAAGGGGGATTCTGGATCTTCATATTCCGACTCCATGTTAGGCTTTAATGTTAAGGTTAAGGCTGGATCGCAGGCGCAAAAAAAGGGGGATTGAATCCCCCTCTTGATATTCTGTGATCAGATAAAACAGATCGCACACAGGCCGCCAACAAAGGCCCAGCATACGACTGCAGCGATTAACTCAATTGCTGTTTCGATCCTCATATGATCCCCCTATGCTGCGATATGGATCGATCCTGCGCCATGCGCGGGGATCGCAATAGACTTTGCTTTGATGCTGGATCCTGCGCACAGGCCGCAATCAGCGCAAGAGGTCTTTTTGCCTGCTTCCTTTGATGCAGGACACAGGATTTCTTTTCCAGCCACGATATCAGCGACTGATGAAACGACTCGAAACGTCCTGATCCCCTGATCCCATGCTATGCGCGCTTCCTGCTCAGAATCCGCAGACTGCATCATAAGCTTAGCATCAAAAGCAGCACCATTCTGCGCGGCCTGATGTGAATATGCTGTGTGCATGTTTGCATCAGATAGCAGGCTTTCCCATATGTAAGAGGGGACTGCTGCAGGATCCCCATATGTGCCAATTCTTACTTTGCGGCCTGATCCCAGCGCAGCGATTGCTGCATGTCCTGCGATCACAGGATAAAGGCCGCGCATCATAGCCTGATAAGCGATCAGGGGGCCTTGCCCTAGCAGGACATAGCAAGAGCGGCCTTTCGCCTGCTTTTTAAGGGGATCATCAGTCGCTATCCCCCGATGCTTACACAGGCCGCATATAGCAAAGTCTGCGCCTGTTTTCGATGCAAGGCGGGGATCCATATCAGCGCGCATGATATATGTCTGTAGCATCGATCCAGTCTTTTTATTGCGATTGCTAATGATCGCGATCACCACAATGGGGGATCCATCGATCAGGCTTGGACCCTGATATATGATGCTGCTGCGCTGCTTTGCTGTGATCTGCGCTGCTTTCTTAAATATGCCATGCATGATTCGACTCCATGTGCTGCGTTAAACACAGCGCAGATTATGCATTTTCTGCATATATCAAAACAAAATAATTGTAACAAATAAATTAATTTCAAAAATATGCTGTTTGCGCTGATTTCCATGTTGCGAATCATATGCAGAAAATGCATACTGTTTTTGCTTAATACAGCAACACATGAAAGGGGATCACATGGAAAACAGGCTTTCAGATCGCGCACAGGCCGCAATTAGGTCTGCGCTCGCAACACGGGGATCACGTAAAGGCCTGCTGCTTTCATCTGCGCCAAATGGTGAATCAGATGCTTTCGCGGCATGGTCTGCGTTAATGATGCGATGCAATCCGTATAAGGTTGGCATGATGAACATGATTAGGCTTTCATGGGATCCTGAGTTAAAGGCTTTACATGATGAAATTGACTCATGGTTCAAAACCTTGCCTAAAAATACACAGCACAGCTTAACAGTTGGATTAGATAAAGACCGACTCGCTTTGCAGACTCTGGGCGCATGGTAAAGGGGGATAACATGATCAGGACAAAGCGAGTCGGGGGAATCAGATTTTTCTGGATCGGGCCTGTGGTGTTTTCTGTGTGTCTCAAAAAACGCAATCAAAAAGGAAATCTGCAATGGACATGATCAAAGCAATAAAGCTAGTCGGGGATCAGCCTGTGTATGCGATTCGCAATATGGTTAAGGCTTTGCACATGTGCGAATGGTTAAATACAGAGTCAGATCTGCAGCGCAGGATCGCAGGACAATATATTCTGCGCAATGGGAAAGCCTATCGCGCTGCATGTGCTGCTATGCGCGATGCGCGACACAGGCGCAGATCTGCTTAAGCTTTAACAATCCCCGCCAATAAACAGGCTTGAGTCGCATAGACTCAGGCCTTTTTGCGTTTCGAATCAAGCCTTTAATGTGCTATTCTGCGCATATGGATCGATGCGCCTGCGCTGTGCTATGATCCTGCAATCGCTCGCATCATTGGCGGGGAAAGCAGGGGATCCATTCCAATGGCTGGAAAATCAAAGTCTAAAGACAAGCCTATTCCGAAAGCAGAATACATTGCAGCGCAGACACAAGAGGAAGCAGGCCTGTGGAAGCAGATATCACATGATGCTGATAAGGCTGTTGCGCGCATCGGTAGACCATCAAAGCGAACACAGGCCATTGAGGATGAAATACTGATAAGGCTTGCCAATGGTCAAAGCCTAGCAGCGATCTGCAGGCTGGATCACATGCCGGATTGCGCGACTGTGCTGCGCTGGACTGCAGGGGAAAGTCAGGAAGAAAAGGCCTTTTGCATTGCCTACAATCGCGCACGCGCATCACAGGCTGATGTCCTGTTCGATGAAAGCTTAACAATATGCGATGATGATTCAAAAGACCTTATTTATCAAGCAGATGGTGGAGTCACAGCGAATCCCAGCGCAGTCGCTCGCAGCAAGTTAAGGATCGAAACGCGCTTTCGCATGGCGGGGAAGATCTCCCAGAAATATGCAGACAAGCCTTTCATTGGGGATCATGCAGCGATCACCATTAATAACAATAGCTTAAGCATCGATGCTGCAAGCCTTGGCGCTGATCAGCGTTCGGCCTTGCGCGCAATGCTCACACAAGTACGCGACTCCAAACTAATAGAGGGATGACTAAACTAAACTAAACATAACTAAACTAAACCACGCAACATAACTAAACTAAACTAAACTAAACTAA